TTTATGTTCTTCCATTAAAGACTTAAAGTTAAAACATCCTTGTCTCTTTACTTGTTTAGAAGTATTAACACCCAGTCTACTAGAGCGACCAAAACCAGGTGAGACGAACTGTCTTGCTTTTTCTGTAACTGTACTAAATAGATTTTCGTACTCTATTTCTTCATGTAAGATTTCAATTACTTGCCCACCAATATCATTATTTTCACAAAGAACATACGCATTATTATATTCTCTACCTAGCTTTGCTATAATTTCAGGATAAAGCAGCGGAGCAATCTTATTGTTTCTATATGTTGTTACAATTTTATATGGCATATTTGTTATGTCAATAACAACACAAGCTGAGTAATCACTACCAATACCTCTTGCGGTATCAACAACTATACAATAATAATGTTTTTCTTCTGGATTCTCATATATTGATAATCCATCTTCATTATAAAATATAGGCTCTTTAGAACTTAACGTTGCTATTGTTCTAGCGTTAATAAGAGTGTTAGACGAACCAAGAAACGCACATAAAACTTCTTGGTTAAATTTCAACTCACCAAGAAGTTTAAATTGTTCCTCTGCCCACTTCTCATCTCTACCTGGAATTTCAGTATAAGGAATAAAGTGATTGATAAAACCGTTACTGCCTTTTTCTGACTCATTCCAAAACTTCCAGAAATGATTATAACCTAAAGGTGTTGAAGTAAGTAGAATCTTAGTAGTTTCACCCGCAGAAATTGTTGGATATACAGAAGCAAAGAACTCATCCGCAACATTGTTTGGGATGATTGCCGCTTCGTCAATGTACAACCAGTTTACAGATTTACCACGAATACCTGATGTGGTTGTTGCTGCTGTAAATATTCTACAGTTATTCTCTAATTCAATGTCACCCTTGTTCCAAGTCTTAACACCTTGCTGCATCCATATAGGCAAGTTTTCATACATTGTTTGATAACGGGCTAACACTTCCCTAGCAGAAGCAGTCTTGTTACCCATGATAGCTACAGTTTTATCTGCATTAAATATAGTGTAATAAAGAATACATGCTGCTGCGGTAACCGTTTTGCCTTGCTGTCTACCCTCCATGAGAATAACTTTACGATTATTAAGTATAATGTCTACTTTTTTCTTTTGACACTCATAGAGTTTAAATAATTGTAAGCCACGATCTAGGGTAACAATATAACAATAGTTTTCTATAAAATAGATAGGATCTTTTTTACATCTGAGATACTCTTGAAGTTGCTCTTTTGTAAAAGAATGCTCATGACCGATATTTTTTAGATTCGGATTACCATGATATGAGGTTTTATCATCACTCATTTTCTATAACATCTTTATTTAATGCTCGTAATAAATCTTTAGTGCTTCCTACAAATAGATTATTATTTGTTACACTGTTTCCTACAGGTATCTTTTTGATTGCAGATACTTTTGCTTTCTTCTCTTGAACATCTAACATGCCTAGTGCGCTGTCTTGAAGAGTTTTAATCAACTGCCCTGCTACTTCATACGCTCTAGCAGAATCACTGTTTTTTGCGATATGCAATATGCCTTGTATTGCCTGCTCACTATAATCAGAAGTCTTTTTTAATATGTCTCTAGCATCTTGAAAATCACTTTCCAATTCTTTATCTTGATCAGGCAAAGGAGTTGGCAAGTTATTTTCAATTCTTGTTTTTTTTAAGTTCACATCTAAGGCTCTAGTAGGAGAAACTTTAAATGTGCTGTCTAAACTATCAAATGTGCTCATTGTTATCTCAGTAATATGATTTTAAGATTCATAAACATCATCAAAATTTACAACAAAAATATGTGGGTCAGCAGGTGATGCTGGATCAACATCTCCAGTTGCCTCAATTGAAGCAGTTACTTTAGTTCCTGTTTCAGATTCTAGACTAGTATATGCATTAGCAATTGCTTCTCTAATAATTTTTTGATTTGAAATATTACCATAAAAATTTAGTCTCATAGTAAAATCTAAAGTCCATATAATACTTTGTCTTGCTGCTAAGTCACCTTCATAATTATCTTCATAATTTACGCTATCTAATGTAATTTTAATATCTCTTTTTATTCCTAATTCCGGAAGTTCATTTACTGTAATACTAAAATCTGGATTAAAAAATGGAAGAATTTGTTCTATGATTTGTAGACCATCTTCTTGATTTTTTGCAAACACATATAATGATAATGTCATGTTCCAAGGTGTAGATACAAACGATCTGCTAACACTAGTGACAGGTGCTCCGTCTACTATTGCTTTATTATTTTGTATTGGGCTTACTTTTCTAGCTACATCATACTGAAAAGATTGTATATCAAACCCCATTCTAGGTAAAAGTATTGCAGTTAAATCTTTTCTTTCATCTATTGTGGTTCTGATTCTTGATAAAAACTTTTGTTTAGTAGAATATGCTAAAGGAACTCTCAGTACTTGTTGAGTGACATCATTGCCGTCGATACGATTTATATTAATATTGGAAAATATTGTACCAAAAGCAGTGATTGCTTTTTTTACGTGTTGATGATAAAAATGCACATTTTTAAACATTAGATTATTTCTCCAAAAGGATTCACTTCAGAAAAATCTAAAATATCTTCAATAGTATTGAAATTTTTAAAATCTTCAGAATCAGTTTGTGCATCACTACCTACTGTTGAATAACTTTCAAGTATTAAACTAGAGAAATCTTCAAGTAAGAATAATGTATTATCTTCCAACAAGAATTGATAAATTAACATATCAAGACTATCTTCTTCAGCATTCGCATCCAATTCAGTAATACCGGTTTCAATAATTTCAGAACTGTATTCAAACAATTCACACTTCAATCTGTAGATGTAAAGTTTATTTGCTTGATAAAAAGGATTGTTGAATTCTACTTCACGGATTTCAAACAGTGAATTAGTTTTTTGAAAGTATAATAAATCACCTTCAGACGGGCGTGTGTCTTGTGTAAATGTGCCGCCTGAACTTATTACTAATTCATCCCATCTGCGTCTAGCTAATATAAAAGTTGCACTGTCTCTTACTTCAAGACCAAATTTACTGAATAATTCTCCATCACCACCGAAACCTTCTACGTTTTCAAGGTACATTTCCAATGGATACGCTTGAGTAAACTTAGACAAAGTATCTTCATCAAAAATGGTGTCTTCTTTAACTAGAGTGCGAGGAAGGTAGAATACATCGTGACCGTATATTTTTAGACTCTCAATAATTAAGTCTTCTATTAAACGTTGTTCAGAAGTAGTGCCGCTAGTGTTGCCAGATTGAAAATAAAAATTGGTAGGCATGTGACTACCCTATCATAAAGGTTGGAGGAAGTTCATACTTGAGTTGCATATCTTGTTCAATCTTTTCAATCTCAACTATAGCTTCTTCGTAAATCTTATCTCCATTAAGCGTGACACCGCCTGGAAGTAGTATACCTCCAAACTTTTTCATGTTCTCGCCCCACTGTCTTTTTATAAGAGCAGTTGCGTATTTTTTCAGAAACATATCATCATAAACCTCAGAAAATTCTGTTGGGTCTACAATACTATATGATTCAAGAACCACATAATCACCAGGATTAAAAGTTAAATCCCAGTCTGTATCAATATATACGCGATTCATTTTTCTATTAAAACGAATCTGCCTTTGATTAACTAGTAGTTGTTCAAGTGTTGACAAATGGCTCTGTACTGCTGTATAATAAATCATGTCAGAACCAAGTAAATTATACAAGTCATTCTGTCTAAATTGATACATCAAATCAAATAACTGACCATCTTTTGTGGTACTTGTAGCAGCTCCACCAAAATTGAACATACGAGTAATAAATAATACACCATTACCAATTGATATATACTTATTACTCATATCACCAGCAGTGAAAAAAGTAGTAGCATGAAGTGCTGCACTGTAATTTGAAATACTTCCTCTTACATTTTCGCTTGCAACAAATGTGCCTTTAGTGTCTTCAGTAATAAATCTATTAAGTGATTCTATTTCCTTTATAACAGTGGTAGCACCTGAAGTTAGTCCAGTTAAAGTTTCGCCTACTATATAATTACCTGTCAAAGCAGATGCTAAGTTTACAGTGTCGCCTGTAATTTTATGGGAAATAAATGTTTTTTGACGACCATCAAAATGATACTCGTACCAAAACTGTAAGGCATCATCAATGCGATCAGAAATTTGATCTTCATCTACGTTGATTTCAATTACTGGAAAACCAAGTCTTCTTAAACAATAATCAATTAAGTCTTGTCTTGATGATAATGCTGCCACTTTTATTCCCTAGTAGATTGATAATTAAACTTTACTCTATTTATAAAGTTTAATTATTGGTTTTTGTTATGGACTGGTCGGCCATTCAACATTCAAGGGAAAGTCTGACTGACTTGTAATGTCGCGCAGTGCTTGCCTGTATGTTGCCCAAGTCTCTTTGTCTGCTGTGTTGTCTCCAAGCTGAGTCCAGTCGCAAGCCGTTAATAAATCGTTTCGCAATTTTCTTATTTTGTTTTTTTCTGATATCAAAACCATAGCAGCTTCGTCAACAGGCATATCTGCTATTACCCAATTCTGCGTCCACACACCGTTTACAAGCACGGCATCAGCATCAGTCCGAGTTTGCGTTAGTGGGTTGTGAAATGGTGGGGTAACCAACTGTAGTTTATGCACCCCGAATAGTGTAGCTTCTTCTGGTGTTAGCTTACTTGGACGAGTGTTGTGATTTTCATCCCACTCCGTAGGCTCGCCGTTATCTATAACATGGCGGATAAATGTAGTCCCATTGACTTGAACGTATCTCATTTTTTAGCCTCATTTTTTTCTACTGCACGTTTTGCAACAGCACGAGTTACTGCCTCAGCGTAGGCTACTTCATCGTCAATCTGTGCCCGAAGTGCTTCCATAATATTAACTACAAATTTCATTTGATGCACTGTACTGTTATATCGCTCATTGAGGTCTTCTCTGGATTTTTCGTCAGTCGTGACATTTAATAGATACGAAAAATTGATTCGATCAAAATCGTAGTGAAAATACTCTATTTCACGCGCAAAAATAGCATCTGCAAGAGTATCGTATTTGTATTCTTTGGAAAGTTGGGTATAAATCATAATTATAGTCCTTAATTGTTTGTGAATGCAACATCGAGTCCGTAACTTCCACCGACCGCTGTTCCTGGATTAGTAAACTTAGTACCAAAACCACTAGAACTCCACGGGTAAG